TTAAGAACTTATAAAAATTATGTCTGATAACATTTACTTAGGTAACCCAAACCTGAAAAGGGCAAATACCCAGATTGAATTCACAGAAGAACAAATCTATGAGTTTTTAAAGTGTAAGGAAGACCCCGTATACTTTACACTCAATTATATTAAGATCGTCACTCTTGACCACGGACTACAACCTTTCAAAATGTATCCGTTCCAAGAGAAATTAATTAAAAATTTCCACGACCACAGATTTAATATTTGTAAGATGCCTCGTCAAACAGGTAAATCTACAACTTGCGTATCTTATCTATTACATTATGCCGTCTTCAACGATAATGTAAATATTGCTATTCTTGCAAACAAGGCATCTACGGCAAGAGACCTTCTCAACAGATTACAACTTGCTTATGAGAACTTACCCAAGTGGATGCAGCAGGGTGTGATATCCTGGAACAAAGGTTCTTTGGAACTTGAGAATGGTTCCAAAATATCATCCAACTCCACATCATCATCTGCCGTTCGTGGTGGTTCATACAACATCATCTTCTTGGACGAATTTGCGTTCATTCCAAATCACATTGCTGATGACTTCTTTGCATCGGTTTATCCTACTATTTCTTCTGGTAATTCAACAAAGGTAATTATTGTTTCTACCCCTCGCGGTATGAATCACTTCTACCGTATGTGGCACGATGCTGAGAGAAGTAAGAATGAATATGTACCCACAGACGTTCATTGGTCGGAAGTGCCTGGTAGAGATCAGGTATGGAAGGAGCAGACAATTGCAAACACCAGCGAACAACAGTTTAAAGTTGAGTTTGAATGTGAATTTTTAGGATCGGTTAATACTCTCATTAGTCCAGCAAAACTCAGAAACTTTGCTTATGAAAATCCCATTAGGAGAAATGCTGGATTGGATATTTACGAAAATCCAAAAGAAGATCATAACTATCTAATTACTGTTGATGTTGCCCGTGGATTAGGAAATGATTATTCAGCTTTCGTTATTTTTGATATAACCAATTTTCCATATAAAATTGTAGGAAAGTATAGAAATAATGAAATTAAACCGATGTTATTCCCAAACATCATTCATGAGGTTGCAAAAGGATACAATGATTGTTGGTTATTGATAGAAGTAAATGATCTGGGAGACCAGGTTGCAAATATATTACATTTCGATCTTGAATATGACAATGTCTTAATGTGTTCTATGAGGGGAAGAGCAGGTCAAATAGTAGGTTCAGGATTTAGTGGTAAGAAATCCCAACTTGGTATAAGAATGACCGCTGCGGTTAAGAAGTTGGGATGCTCCAACTTAAAAACCTTAATGGAAGATGACAAATTATTGACAGTTGATTATGACATTATATCAGAATTAACAACATTCGCACAGCGCCATAATTCATTTGAAGCAGAAGAAGGTTGTAATGATGATCTTGCAATGTGCTTGGTTATTTTTTCTTGGTTAGTCGCTCAGGACTATTTCAAAGAAATGACGAACAATGATGTTCGTAAAAGAATTTATGAAGAACAAAAAAATCAAATCGAACAGGATATGTCACCATTTGGATTTATTTCAGATGGTTTAGAAGATATTGATGTAACTATCGATGTTGCAACTGGTGATCGATGGATGTTTGCAACTGCTAAAAATGAGTTAGAAACAGCAGAGATATGGAATGTTGATGAATATGGAGATAGATCTCATATGTGGGATTATAGGTGATGGGATATAATTTTGAAGATCAAATGGAGTTGGAACATATATTATTTTTTGATAGGAAATGTAGAGTTTGTGGCAAAGTAAAAAACTTGATAGACGACTTCTATTTGACTCGTAAAAATAAATCTGTTTTTCCATCCGCATATTCTTATGAGTGTAAAAACTGCACTGTAAAGAGAATTAAAAAATCTAGAAAAGAAAAAATACCATCAGTAAATTGGGAATATCCAGATTGGTGAGTGTTCACGCACCATTTCCCAGATGAAAGTAGCCTTTTTCATAAATAATTTCAGATTAAATTTGGATTCGGAGAAATCAAGATGCCACTAAATTTAGCATCTCCTGGAATCATTGTTAGGGAAGTTGATTTAACCGCAGGTAGAGTAAATGCAGTATCTGATAAAACTGCAGGTATTGTAGCACCTTTTGCAAAGGGTCCTGTAGAATTACCCACATTAGTTTCAAACGAGCAAAACCTATTAGACCTTTTTGGTACTCCATATGCTACTGATAAGCATTATGAGAGTTGGATGGTTGCATCATCTTATCTGGCATATGGTGGTCAGTTAAGAGTAGTAAGATCGGATGATGATGATCTAAGAAACGCTTTCGTTGGTGCTGGTTCAAGCATTAAGATCAAGAGCCAAGATCATTACGTCCAACTTGGATATGATGAGAATACAAACAGCAACTTCTTATTTGCTGCAAAAAATCCAGGTGGTTGGGCCAACAATTTAGTTGTAGCAATTATTGATTCTAAAGCGGATCAAATTCTGAGTGTTGCATCTACCACTGGATTTGCTGTTGGTTTGGGTATTACTCAAACCGCCGCTGGATTAGCAAATATTGGAATTGGAATTACATCTCAACTTGATGGATACCTAAAAGGTGTCATTACTGAGGTTGGTGCTGGTAGCATTTCAGTAAAAGTTTTAGCACAGGTTTCTGCTGGTGGAACAGAAACTCAAGTAGATTATCAAGAATCAGGAACTTATAGATTCAGAAGTTCACTTGCTGTTGGAATTGGAAATACGCTAGTAAGCGCAGCATCTACTACACCAACTGCTGCTTTAGACTGGTTCGGACAACAAACAATTTCATTAGCAAATAATACATCGATTTCTTGGAACACTATTGCAGATTCTCCATCAACTTCATCATACGCTGCAGCAAGAGGTTCTAGATTTGATGAAGTCAGTATTGTTGTAATTGATGATAAGGGTACTATAAGTGGAAATGCTGGAACTATTCTTGAGAAGCACCTAAGTCTTTCCAAGGCAAAAGATGCCGAGTTTTCAACTGGTAGTCCTTCATATTGGAGAAAATATCTAGAGACCAACTCACAATACCTCTTCGCTGGTTCACAACCACATACTGCGATTGGAGGAATTACAACATGTTCGTTTACTGCGGGAAGTGCTGGTTCTGGCACTCTTTCGCTGGCATCCGATACAGGTTGGGATCAAAACGCTTCTGGAATTAGTTTTGGTGTACATGGTGCTAGCACCTTAAAACTTCTGGGTGGACTCAATTATAACGGTCAAACTGGATTATCAACATCGGGATCATTGACTGCCCCAATTGGAAATCTATCGAATGGTTATGCTTTATTTGAAAATACTGATAACTATAAAGTAGATTTCTTATTGATGGGTTCTGCTGCTTATTCTAAGGAAAGCGCCCAGGCATTGGCAAATAAACTTATTTCTGTTGCTGAAATAAGAAAGGATTGTATTGCATTCATTTCACCTTATAGAGCATCTGCTTTAACTGATACATCTTCCCAAACTGCAGTTACAGTCAACTCTGATGCAGATATTACTGATAATGTAATCAGTTTCTATGCACCTATAACTTCCTCATCTTATGCAGTATTTGATACTGGATACAAATACATGTATGACAGATTTAATAATGCATTTAGATATGTCCCTATGAATGGTGATGTTGCTGGAACTTGTGCCAGAAATGATATCAATAACTTTGCTTGGTTCTCACCTGCAGGTACTACAAGAGGAACAATTTTAAATTCAGTTAAACTAGCATATAATCCATCAAAAACACAAAGAGATCGCCTCTATAGTAATAGAGTTAACCCAGTAATCTTCTCACCTGGATCTGGAATTATTCTATTTGGTGATAAGACAGCTTTATCAAAATCATCAGCATTTGATCGTATTAACGTTCGTAGACTCTTTATCTACCTCGAAAATGCAATCTCTGCTGCCGCTAAGGATCAACTCTTTGAATTCAACGATGAAATTACAAGAACAAACTTTGTAAATATTGTTGAACCATTCTTACGTGATGTTCAGGCAAAGAGAGGTATCTATGATTATGTTGTTGTTTGCGATTCTACAAACAACACTGCTGCTGTGATAGATAATAATGAATTTATTGCTGACATTTATATCAAACCCGCAAGATCGATTAACTTCATCGGTCTAACCTTTGTTGCCACCAGAACTGGTGTTGCTTTTGAAGAAGTAATTGGAAACGTTTAATTAATTCAGAGGTTAAAAAACCATGGCAACCAGAACTCAACTAAATCCACCTCCATTAAGGAAGATTACTGACTTTAAGAGTAAGCTTACTGGCGGTGGCGCTAGAAGTAACCTCTTTGAGGTCGTACTTTCTTTCCCAGATGTAGCACCAGCTGATGCAAATGTCCTTGATAAATCAAGATTTCTCGTAAAAGCAGCTGCTCTACCAGCATCAAACGTTGCAGCATTACCAGTTCAATTTAGAGGTCGTACTCTAAATGTTGCTGGCGATAGATCTTTTGAAAGTTGGTCGGTTACAGTTATCAACGATACTGATTTTGCAATCCGTTCTGCATTTGAGAACTGGATGAATAAAATCAATAGAGTATCCGATAATACTGGTGTTACCGATCCAGCTGCATATCAGGCAGATGCTTATATCTACCAATTAGATCGTACTGGAGATACTTTGAGAGCATATCATTTCTATGATATTTTCCCAACTAATATTTCTGCAATTGATCTATCCTACGATTCGGAAGCACTTGAAGAATTTAGAGTGGAATTCCAAATCCTCTGGTGGGAAGCTGTTAAAGGCAATGCCCCCAATGCTGGTGGTATTGATATCAACTAAATAGAATATAACCAGTTAATTACCTTATAATATGGCAAGACTTTTTGGTTTCTCAATTGGTGATGAAAGTGATGATAAGTCGAAATCGCTAGTTGCCCCCGTCCCGCCTAATAACGATGACGGGGTTGATCATTATGTTCAAAGTGGATTTTATGGTTCATATGTTGACCTCGAAGGTGTTTATAGGACCGAATTTGAATTAATTAAAAGATACAGAGAAATGGCATTACACCCAGAGTGTGATAATGCCATTGAAGATGTTGTTAATGAAGCATTGGTTAGTGATCTCTATGATTCTCCAGTAGAAATTGAATTATCCAATCTTAATGCCAGCGATAAACTAAAGGATAAGATTAGAGAAGAATTCAAACTTATCAAAGAAATGCTTGACTTTGATAAAAAATGTCATGAAATTTTTAGGAATTGGTATGTTGATGGAAGACTTTTTTACCTTAAAGTAATCGATACAAAAAATCCTCAACAGGGAATTCAAGATTTAAGGTATATTGACCCATTGAAAATGAAATATGTACGTCAGGAAAAATCTCCTGATCAAAATAAACTTGGTGTACTATATCAAAAAATAGATACAGAAAAAATTGTCACACCAGAAATTGAAGAGTATTTCATTTACACCCCATCTCCAAATTTCCCATCTACCACTCTTTCAGGATCTGCAAAAGGATCAGTAAAAATTGCAAAAGATTCGGTTACTTATTGTACTTCAGGATTAGTTGATAGAAATAAAAATAGCGTTTTATCATATCTACATAAAGCAATTAAAGCACTCAATCAACTCAGAATGATTGAGGATAGTCTTGTTATCTACAGATTATCTCGTGCTCCAGAACGTAGAATTTTCTATATTGATGTTGGAAATCTTCCCAAGGTAAAGGCAGAACAATATCTCAAGGATGTTATGAATCGTTATCGTAACAAACTTGTCTATGATGCAAATACTGGAGAAGTTCGTGATGATAGAAAATTCATGAGTATGATGGAAGATTTCTGGTTGCCCAGAAGAGAAGGTGGTCGTGGAACCGAAATCACCACTTTACCTGGTGGTCAGAATCTCGGAGAACTTGCTGATATTGAGTATTTCCAAAAGAAACTTTATAGAGCACTTGGAGTTCCAGAATCCAGAATTGCTGGTGATGGAGGATTCAATCTTGGACGTTCATCAGAAATTTTAAGAGATGAACTTAAATTTTCCAAATTTGTCGGAAGATTGAGAAAGCGTTTTGCCAATCTTTTCAACGATCTTTTAAGAACTCAATTAATTCTTAAAAATATTGTTAGTCCAGAAGACTGGAAGGTTATGAGCGATCATATTCAATATGATTTCTTATATGACAATCAATTTGCGGAGTTAAAGGAGTCTGAATTAGTAAATGGTCGTTTAGCAACTCTTGCTACAATTGAACCTTATATTGGAAAATATTATTCAACAGAATATGTTAGAAAAAGGGTTCTTCGTCAGACTGATTCTGAAATTATTGACATTGATAATCAAATTCAAGATGAAATTAAAAAAGGAATTATTCCAGATCCAAGTGCAGTAGACCCAATTACAGGCCAACCTTTACCAGATGAGGGTCAACCAGCTGCAGATATGGGAGCGGATGGTTTAGGACAAAATCCAACCTCCGATATGGGTCAAGTTCCTCAGGAACCCGACTTAGAAGCACAAGCGGCCGAATTTGATAAGAAGCTTTCGAAAGATTCTAAAAAGGCGGAGATATAAATAAATTATAGACAATAGTATTAATTTTATGGAAGAACTTATCGATTTGATTGCAACTGACTCTTCTGCATCTTCTATTAGTGATAAGATCAAAGACGTTCTGTATGCTAAGGCTGCAGAGAGGATTGATCTTTCCAGACCTTTAGTTGCAACATCTTTATTTGGTCAAACCGAGGATGAAGAGTAATGGCAGTAAAAATAGTCCAAAATATTCAAAAAATTCCTTTAGCTGCAGTTGCAGTTGCTAGTACAGCAATCGCATTGAAGAGTGGTTACCTTAGAGTTTCCACTGGCAGCACTGGTGCATATGTTGACATTGGTGTTAACCCATCAGCAACTGTCAATTCATATCATATCCCAGCAAACGGAATTGACGTTTTCAAAGAAAGAGTCGCCAGACAAAGAATTGCGGGAGTTGTAACTGGAACAGCAACTACAGTTACTTTTAGTGAAAATGCTGGAAATCCATTTACAACATCTGATTATGTATCATTTGAAAATACTTCAATTGTTGGTTTAAATACCGTTCATAATTCGGTAACTTCTGCAACAGATTCTTCACTGACAGTTAACTTTGACAGTAGATCATATTCTGCTGTTGGTATTGCACTTACAACTGGAGCAACTGTAGCAAGAAGTATTAAAATCTCGGCACTTGCAAATGGTGCTTCTGGAGAAGTAAATCTTGTAGAAGTACAAATCGCATCTCAGGCATAAAAATGAAACTCATCACAGAAGAAGTACAACAGGTTAAGTTCATCACCGAAGGAAGAGGTGCCGAAAAGAAAATGTATATTGAAGGAGTTTTCCTTCAAGGTGATATCTGCAATCGTAACGGCAGAATGTATCCAATGCAAACTCTTGCTCGTGAAGTAAAGAGATATAATGAGGCATTTGTTTTCAAAGGTCGTGCTCTTGGAGAACTAGGTCACCCCGATGGTCCTACCGTCAATCTTGATCGCGTTTCTCATAAAATTGTTTCCCTAGAACAGAAAGGAAGTAATTTTATCGGTAAGGCACAACTTCTAGAAACTCCAATGGGTAAGATTGCAAAATCTCTTATTGGTGAAGGAGTTATGCTTGGCGTTTCTTCTCGTGGAATTGGATCACTTCAGATGAGTACCGAAGGTCATAAAATTGTCGGTGAAGATTTTATGCTTGCAACTGCAGCAGATATCGTTGCCGATCCTTCTGCTCCTGATGCGTTTGTTCATGGAATTATGGAAGGTAAAGAATGGGTATGGGATGGAGGTATTCTTCGTGAGAACTTCGCATCCAAGACTCAAAAAAGAATCAACACTTTAGTTGATCAGAAAAGATTAGACGAACATAAAGTTCAACTATTCCAAGATTTCTTAGCAAATCTTTAAATTATAAATAAATATAGATTATAACACAATCGATCCAAATGTCCGTTGGTAGAAATTTACAAGAAATGGAAAACGTAGTAACCAAAGGGGCTAAGCCTGCAGAACCAATTTCACAAGTTGCACCAATTACTCCTGGGCAAACTGCAAGTTGGGAAGATCTTGGCGGTCCTACTCCAGAAAATTATCGCTCAGACGATGATTCCGCTAAACTCAAGGATCCTTCAGCAACTCTTGCTCAAGTTAGAGATATTGTAAATGCTAAAGCTGTTAAGGCTGCAGCAGTTAAGGAAGAGACTGAGGAAGACGAAGAAGATTTGATTTCTGAAGAAGAAATCCTGGAAGCTACCGAAGATGAAGACGAAGGTAGTGAGGAAGATGATGCAGAAGATGCAAAAGAAGGTAAGAAGAAAAAGTCCAAAAAAGAAGATGATTCTGAGAAGGAAGATGAAGTGAAGGAAGAGTATGACATCGAAGAAGATGTCAACGCTCTCCTTGCTGGTGAGGAGCTTTCTGAGGAATTCCAAGAGAAAGCACGTACCATCTTTGAGACTGCAATCAAATCTAAAGTTGCAGAAATCAAAGAAGAACTCCATGATGCGTATGCACAACAATTGGTTGAAGAACTTGATTTTATCAAGAGCGAATTGACCGAGAGAGTTGATGCATATCTAGAATATGTTGCTGATGAATGGATCAGCGAAAATGCTCTTGCTATTGAAGCAGGACTCAAAACTGAGATGACCGAATCATTCCTCCAAGGAATGAAGGGTCTTTTTGAAGATCATTATGTTTCAATCCCTGAAGATAAATATGATGTAGTTTATAGTATGGTAGAAAAACTTGATGAAATGGAAGAAAAACTCAACGAGCAAATCGAAAGAAACGTTTCGCTCAATAAAAGATTAGCAGAGTCGGTTGCTGATGTAATCCTATCCGATGTCTCTGAGGGTCTCGCACTTTCTCAGAAAGACAAACTCGCTTCTCTAGCAGAAAATGTTGGGTTTGAAAGTGAATCAGACTATCGTGAGAAACTGGTAACTCTGAGGGAGTCTTATTTCCCATCCAATACTACTAGTACTCAAAAGAACGTAACTGAAAATCTTTCGGAAGAAGTAAACACTGTATATGAAGAGCAAGTCTCTCCATCAATGGGTGCATATCTTCAGATGTTAGGTAGAGTTGCTAAGAAGTGATTTTTAAATTATAAAATTCAAACGAACAACAATAACACTTTTTTCCAAGAGGTAAAACAAATGCAAATGTTCAATTCCGAGCATCTGCAGGAAAAGTGGTCACCACTGCTAGACTATCAAGGTCTTGATCCTATCAAGGATTCACATCGCAGAATGGTAACCGCAGTCCTGCTCGAAAACCAAGAAAAAGCAATCCGTGAAGAGCGCGAGTTTCTTTACGAAGGACCAGCTAACTCAACAGCATCTGGTGCTAGTGGAGCTGGTTTCGGTGGTAGCGCACAAGGATTCAGCGCAGGTCCTACCGCTGGTTTCGATCCCGTTCTGATCTCCTTGATCAGACGTTCAATGCCTAACTTGATCGCTTATGATCTTTGTGGCGTTCAGCCAATGAACGGTCCTACTGGACTGATCTTTGCAATGCGTTCACGTTATAACAGCCAAACTGGTAACGAATCATTCTTCAACGAAGCTGATTCAGCATTCTCGGGTCAAGATAGCCAATTCAACAACACTGGTGGTTGGGAAGGCGCTACCGTTGGTATGGGTACAACCGCACAAGGCGGAACCAACCCATCCCTCCTAGATCCAACAGCACAAACCGCTAACTCACAGTCTGGTGCTAACCAGTACAACGTTGGCGAAGGAATGAGAACTGACTACGCTGAACAACTTGGCGATGGAACAGAAGGTAACTTCAACCAAATGGCCTTCTCGATCGAGAAGATCACCGTTACTGCGAAGTCACGTGCTCTAAAAGCTGAGTACTCACTCGAACTCGCACAAGACCTTAAGGCAATCCACGGTCTGAATGCTGAAGCGGAATTAGCAAACATTCTCTCAACTGAGATTCTTGCTGAAATCAACCGCGAAGTTATCAGA